TCAGAACTTTCTCTTCCTTGACCAAAAATGGTCTATATTTGATTTTCTTTTTGGTCGAAGGTACTGTCAACTCATAGGTGGGAGTCGAAATCTTTGGTAAAGGCATAATAAACCTATAATAACAATGTCAGTTAATTTTATTTAGCGACCTCTCTGATGATTACTGGTCCCGTTTGATTTCCATTTCTATTAAAGTTTTTAACAATATCATCCTCAATAATCTTCTTCTGCCCACTCTCAAGTTGTTGTTTTCTGATCTTACTTTGTTTATCACCACTCAACGAACTTACCATATCGGTAAGACCATTAAGAAGTTTATTGTTGTCGCTTCCTCTAGCAATATCAAGACTGCTAACAGCACCAGCGACATATCTGTCATAGTTAAATGATGCCGTTGCTCTTAAAATATCAGATCCGCCGTATGAAACTGGAGTGCTGTTGACAGAGATTGGGAACATTCCAAAGAAAGTATACTCGATAGATTGTTTGTAGTCACGGTCAAATTTAACAATCTTTGTTCTATCACACTTATAATCATCTGGATACTGCATCCTAAAGTAATATCCTCTCCTTCCTGGATTCTCTCCCGATCCACTGGAAATAAATTCAGTCCAGTGTTCAAGGAACTTCATTGTCTTATAATCTTTATCAACATAGAACTCAAGATCAATCTGGGTGAAGACTCTTGTGTGTGCCATCTTTTCAGCAACACCCATAAAGTTTCCTGCAATGTCAGCAGTTCCAAGAGATGATCCTGGAATGACAGCACTACTGCATAGAAGTCCTGCTGTCTCTCCAACAAATCTACTATCAACGCCTCTAACTGCTAAATGTTGACGTAAATCTCCAGACAGACCACCAAAAGTCAATTGGTAGTGAGATGTTTGTGCTAAATTTGAGAACGTTGGTTTGAACTCTGATATTTTTCTAGGTCTTGGTGCCGCCACTCTAAATACCTATACTGGTTTCGTTATCATTATTTAGATGTCATATAAGGGAAAATATCAACCGTCTTATCCAAAGAAATATAAGGGTGACCCTACAAACATTGTATACCGTTCTCTCTGGGAACGCAAATTTATGAAATATTGTGATTTAAATGAAAATATTCTTGAGTGGCGTTCCGAAGAGATTGCTATTCCATATAGATCACCACTTGATAGACGAGTTCATCGTTACTTTCCAGACTTTGCCATCAAGGTTAAAGAAAGCAATGGATCTCTTAAAAAATATCTAATAGAGATCAAACCAAAGAAGCAATGCTCACCACCACCTAAACCAAAAAGACAGACTAAAAAGTATCTGAATGAAGCATTTGAATATGCTAAAAATCAGGCAAAGTGGAAGGCAGCAAATGAATGGTGTCTCGATCGTGGTTATGAATTCAAAGTCTTTACTGAAAAAGAACTAGGTATCTAAAATGGCACAACCTACAGATACTGATCTAAATCGCAATAGGATACGTGAAGTATTTGATGGTTTGATCGGCACTGAAGATCCCGATGATTTGATGATTAAATTGATGGAGGTGATGAGTGAGGGTGCTAAAACACCTGAAGTTGGAAAGTATTATATCTTTGTTTATAACCCCAAAACGCCAAACATCAACTACGATCAAAATCCTCTGGTTGCAGTAACTGATGTATTCTCTTGGGGATTTCGTGGAGTTAACTTTCATTGGGGTCAAGTAAGACAATATACCTTTCCAGAAGTAGCAGGTGGACTATATGAAGCCTACCCAGCAGAGATAAAAGATTTACAAGCAATACCTTTTGGAAATTTTCAGCTAAATAACTAAAAAATCTCTAATGGCAAAAGGAGAAGCGACAAAATCTGGTGGTAGTATAAAAAGTACTGCTTCTTCTAGAAGCGAGTCAGTTGCCTCTAGACCTGCTAGGGGTAAAAATAAACCTGGCACAAATGTTGGTGGGAAGAGTAAAGGTGCTGCAGATAAAATTCTACGGTATCCCCTTGATAGAATTGATAACTCTACCGATTATCTTTCAATCACTGTAGCAAAATTTGACCGATCTGCAGGTGATAAAAACAAGGGTTTATTCGATGGTATTCAATCTATAGAATATTTGGAAGAAAATGGTAAAGATGCTGGTAAAATAAAAAGAAATTTCAACTTCACTGCGAATAGTATCTCTGATAATACGAATAGGTTGGGTACAAATATTATAGGTGGACTATCTACAGCAACCGAAAGATCTAGAGGACAATTCAACAAGAAAGACTCTCAATATTTTATTACATTACCGATACCAAACGGCATCAATGATACCAATTCAGTTAGTTGGGGTGAAGATTCTCTCAATCCACTACAAGCTGCTGGTCTCAACGCAATTGGTGCTGTTACTGGTGGCGAAGGTCTTGGTCAGGCGATTGGAGGACTGGGATCTGAATTATTAGAAGCAGCAGGTAATGAAGGTAATCAAAAGGCAATTCTAGCAGCAATTGCTGGATATGGTGTTGGTGCTTCACCGAGTGCATTAATTTCTCGTGCTACAGGTCAGATTCTTAATCCAAACTTGGAACTGCTCTTTAGTGGTGTGAATCTTCGTTCTTTCGCATTCACATTTGACTTTGCACCAAGAAGCAATCCTGAAGGTGAAATGGTTAAAAGAATCATTAATGCATTCAAGAGATCAATGGTTCCAGCAAGTAATAGTGGAATCTTTGTACAATCTCCAAGTATATTTCAGTTGCAGTATAGGAAAGGTAATAGTCCACATCCATTCTTGCATTCATTTAAACCTTGTGCTCTTGTCAATATGGGAGTGAACTATACAGGTTCAAACACCTATGCAACTTATAAAGATGGAACACCAGTTCATATGCAATTGCAACTACAATTCAAAGAACTCAACCCAATTTATGGTGAGGATTACGATCAAATCGATACCGGAGTCGGATACTGATGTCTTACTTTAGAGAATTACCAGATATGTTTTACCAGTCCCCTTTTGGGACTAGGCATTCATCTAGAGACTATGTAAGAACTAAAAATCTTTTTAGAAGAGTTAAATTGCGTGATGATCTAAACAATGCAGTTACTCTGTTTGATAAGTATGAAATTGCACAAGGTGCAAGACCAGATACAGTTGCTGATGAATTGTTTGGAAGTCCAGAGTATGACTGGGTAGTTTTAATCACTGCTGGTATTACTAACGTCACAGATCAATGGCCACTTTCAGATAAAGACCTATTTCAATTTGCTGAAAATAAGTATGGTACTGAACTGAATGCTATTCACCACTACGAAACAAAAGAAGTCAAAGATTCTTCTGGTAGATTGATACTTCCAAAAGGTAAAGTTGTTGATGCTAGTTTCAGAATCCCTAAACCAGGAACTCCAACAGCAGACCTTGATCCAACCGTTGGAGTTTCTAATTATGAATTTGAAGTTCGTAAGAACGATGCTAAGAGGGGTATATTTTTATTGAGACCTGAATTTTTACAACAATTCTTGAATGAAATGAGAAATATTATGCATTATGATAAGTCATCTCAATTCGTTGATAGAAGACTGATTTCTACAGAAAATACTAGAAATACTTCACCACAATAAAAAAGGGGTCCGAAGACCCCTCTGATATATCATTCTTCAGCAAGTTTTGCGAAGTATGAAAGGGTGTCATCATCATCTGATGTACTTGAACGGTGTACAATATCTTCAGCGTTGAAGTCACCGGGAGTAGAAGTTGATCGTGGAGCAGGTCCACGACCTTCACTCTCATCTTCAAGGTCTTCAGTGATGCGAGGAGCCTTGTTACCAAGAACAGAGTTCAGACGAGTCTTCAGTTCGTCATAGGTCTTGAACTGGTCAGCAGCAACGATCTCCGAGAGGGAGAATTGCTTCTTCCAGATTGCTTCCATAGCATCGTCATCATCCAGCAGAGGAGACTGTGCAGCGAACTCGGAGGAATCGTAGTTACGATATCCTGCAACGTTCTTTGCCTTCAGTTTGAAGTTAGCACCTTGCCAGAAATCAAACGGATCGATTGCTTCCTCATCTTCAAACTC